ATGAATCCAGATAAAGAAGCAGCTCTTATCAATGAGAGAATTGACGCAAGCTTCAAACGGCTCATCAACACGCGCTATCAAATTAATGTGGTTTTTAACCACTACTCCAACACGTTCAATTTTTTAATGAATGTAGCCCATCCTAAGAAGCGTTCTCGCTCAATCTCTCTGCACACCGTCGAGACAGATGACCTTGTCTTTCTGGAATCGCTAATCAAGCGGATTCGAGCGCACACTCAATTGACCATCACTTACACTGGTTTTGTCGGCGAGAAGTGGCCATCAGACTTGCGACCTATTCAAAAGGCATCAGCAGTTGGCGATGATACTCAATATCTAAAGGAGAAAAAACATGGAAACTAAAACATATCAAGTGCCAACACCCGATCACCGCATCTGGATCATCTGCGACCAAGTAGGCATACCAGTGACAACCGATCCAAAAACTGACATGGTGCCGCTCACTATCACCGATGAAACTTTAAGTGGTAGAGGCATTCTCACAAGTATGACACTCAGCGGAAAATCCATTGAAGTACTTGTCGATCGAGCAAATAACGAAAGTATCAAGCTGCCGTCCGGAATCTATCAATTTCACCGCAACACGCCGGAGACACCGGCTAAAGCGATTTTACAGCTTGCCAAAAAATAATAACGTTCTAATAGCATTTTATAATACACTAGTCAACTTTTCTCTGTACAAATACAAAAAAACTATGTATACTTATCTCAGCTGATGAGTAAGTAATACATAGTTCTGGTAAGCCAACTATCTAAATGATGGTTGGCTTTTAATATGTCTCGGAGATCATTTCAAGTACGGAATCCAAGAATTCTTAAGTACAATGTTCAACAAGAAAGTATATACCGAGTCAAGAAATTACACAAAAAAGCCACCCACCTCCTAAGAGATGAGTGGACTGAATAACACAGGATTCTGATAATTCGGCAATTAAAGTGAGTTACATCATCGTCTGCTATTTAGTAACATGAGACTTCCCTTGCCTAAATTTAAGTCAGAGAAACTAAGCCCATCAAAAAAATCATCATGTATTCCAACTTCTTCTTGTATCTTCTGCGGCAGTTGATTATCCCCCTTATATCGTAGAGCACTTTTTAAAAAAGAAGGGTATTCTATCGGAATTTCATCGTCATATGGTTCTTTCTTTCTCCAAGAGTTTCTGGCAATGGTTTGTCTAAGAAATAACGCTTGTTGACTAGTAATTAGATTTATTTGTTCTCCACGATACACAATTGCTTGTATAGAAGCTTTCCAATGCTTCTTTAGCTTCTTAATATAGGACATATTAACTGCAATCATATCTAACGCTAGCCCCTTGACAGGCATCAATAATGCGCCTGCAAAATAATTGGCTTCAGCCTCAATGACTTTTCTAACAGAGGACTTTTTTACTTCTTGTTCGCTATAATACGAATGTAGCAAAACATGCCCTAATTCGTGGGCCAAGTTGAAACGCATTCTGACACTTGAAATATTCTTAGAATTGACAGCTATATAAAAATGGTCATTAATTTTTACAGTTAGTGCATCAATATGTTCATTGGAAAAATCAGCAAATAGAACCCTTATTCCCAATCTTTCTATCAGCAATGTCATATTCGATATGGGACCATCGCCTAATTTAAATTGTGATCTAACACATAATGCCATATTTTCAATATACTCATCATCTAACATATTAAATATTTCATCGTGATTTGCAAAACTAATATAATCTTGGTAAGACAAGTGTAATTTTTCAGACAATTTTTGATCCAACAATGCAAAAATTCTTGTCTTTAATTCAGCCCGCTCGAAGTCCTTTTTAGGGGTCCGCTGTAACTTTCGATAAAAAATGGCACCACCAGTAGTCGGTACTTGATCATCATTCAACAAAAATAAAGGGCTAACTTGTAAAGCATTTGAAAGAGATCTTATTTCGTCGAAACTTGGTACACATTCATTTAACTCAATTCTGGAAATTTTCTGAGACCTTACATTCGATTTTTTGTCAAGACTTTCAAGAGTTTCGCCTCTTAGATTACGTAGAAAACGGAGCTTATGACCTTTGAAATTATTCAACTTTCTCGAATTATTCATTACCTACTCATTCCTTATTAACATTTAAACCTGCATATTCTTCAAAATCGGAGTTGCTAAAATCTTCAAGATCATGCGCCGCTGTCTTGATATCATTAGATTCACCTTTAGATAAAAGTTGAACTTGATTTAATAGTGAATATTGCATTTCCCACCCTGCATCTAAATTAGGTCGTCCAACGACAGCAAATAGAGGTTCCGTACTTTGATACCCGTGATTAATTTCAAAATAAAGAGGTCGCTCATTTATTATCGAATTATTTACTGCTTCTGCATCACTTGAAAACAAAATCAGCTTAGATTGAAATACATCATCTAAATCTTCACGTAACTTGGCTTTACGGCTTTTGGTTCCCCTGCTTTTTGTCTGATTTATTGTAAACACACATCCATTATCGTCCGACTTCAATTCGACAAAACAGCCGGATCTATTTGTGTTCTGTTCAACTGACCACGTTAAAGGAATAATTCCATTATTGCAAGCTTGAATTAAAGTATATTCAACAGCCATGTTCTTAATCTCTGGTAATAGCTTCTGGGCATGCTGTGTCTTTAAAAAATCCGGAGACTTGTGCATGTATTCAACTACATTCTGATACGCAACAGAAATGGCACTACCAATCAAAGCTCTATTTGCAAATGAAATCCTTTCATCCAGATACTGTTGAGGAGATTTTTTTTGCATTTTAAATGTGTCACTGTTCGATGGAATTGCCATATTACCGCTCCTTTTTGTTCTTTTCATCAATTTTACAACTTTATGCAGTTTTTTTCCACAATCGTTCAAGATTAATTTATCATACACAAAAAAGGCGCCCACCCCGTTAGGAGTGAGCGCCCTTTTCTAAATCAGTAACGTACAGGTATATCTTATACTATACTCTTATTTGACAAATTTGTTAATCTTTTTGTTGCCACTAATAAATAATTCATTAGCCAGCTGAATCCGAGTTGTGTCTCCATACTTGACGATCTTAGCGACATCAAACTCAGTCCCAGCTGGTTGCCAATCAACAACATGCTTAAGGGCTTTGTCCTTGTACCGGTGAGTACCGCGAACAGACTTTACCCGTTTGACGCCACCATCAACGGAATAGTATAAGCGATTGACGTTGGCCTGATTAGACGTGATGTAATAGCCGTTTGCCAACTGGAACCGGGTAATTTTGCCGTAGTTGATCACTTTGGCAATCGCAAATACAGTGCCGGCTGGGAAGCTATCCACTTTGTGTTTGAAGCTAATGTCCTTATAGCGATTAATCGGTGTCCGTGCATAGATCATCTTAGGATTGTACCGGTAGTAGATGGCCTTCTTTGGCTTAACTGCCTTAGTTGCTGTCCCATAGTAGTAGTTTGAATACATCTGGGACACGTCAAATGTTCCATAGCAGCCCGGGAAGTGCATGCTTGACGTCCATTGCCAGCCATTATATCCGGTATAGAGCTTAAATCCTGACGGGTTATAAGGATAGTTAGCCACCCAACCACCACGGCCCGAGTTGTTCAATGGCACTGAATTAATCCAGCTGCCCATCGTATAAACGTCTGTCTTAGGATAGCCCATGCGATGAACTTCGTTAATCCAGGCCTTAACAATTTTAGAGTTCTGATTCCAACCAGAGTTGGTGGCTTCAAAGTCAAGTACGATCACACTGTTCTTGCCTAGGCCGGCATCTAGCGCACTCCGGGCTGCCATCTGGGCTTCGGCCTTAGCCCCAGCCACTGTCGTAAATCTGGCAAAGTGATAACCGTTGACGTGTAGACCAGCAGCAACCGCGTTACGAATGCTTGGCTTGGCCGTTTGGTCAGTGAAGTACGTGCCTTCGGATAGCTTAGCTATCATGGCTTTGACGCCATACTTTTTCATTGAACGCCAATTGGCAACGGTCATGATTCCATTGTTATTGGACGTATCCACAACATCATAATGTGGCATTACTTTGCATCTCCCTCCATAGTAGCCGTGTCTTCTGGCACATCTAATGGTGCTGGTTCAGCGGGCGCTATCGCAGCTTGCTTGTCCAGTTGTGCTTGCTTATCTGCGAACGCTTGCTCTGTGTCCGCCAGAGCGGCATTGTATTCGACCTGTTTTGCTTGGGCTTTCGTCTCCGTCGTGGTCATCGACTGATACGCTTTTTCGATGGCTGCTGAAATAATTGCCGGTGCCAGACTATCATGACCAAATACTTTCATTTGGCCTGTTACATCAGCAATCGCCTGCTCACGCTTTTCTTCCCCTGGCATTTCATAATTAGTCGCCGCCTTATTGACAGCACTGAACGCCAATGTGTCTAACAGTCCCAACACTTCGCGTTGAGTAGCGGACTTATTCGCCGCAATCTTGGTCTTTAAAGCAGGATTGATCCGGGTAAACCAGCCAACTAAGGCAAAAATTAAGACACCTAAGATACCGGTGTCGTTGAGTAATTTAATAATCTTCGTAAATTCAGACATGCGTTTTCCTCCTAAAGTTCACCATACCGTTCCCGGTACGCTTGATTTTCACGTTCTAAAGCGGCATTGCGTTTTCGTAAAGCTTCATTCTCACTAACCTTCAAGGCAATCTGCTGGTTAAGCTCTTGTTCCATCGCATCTTTCTTAGCTTTTAATTCGTTCAGATCATCATCGAATTGTTTTCTCACATCGTCGAGCTCTTTACGAAGGCCATGGTTATCCTCTTTAATTTGCTTCACGATATACTCCTGTATCTCCTGATGATCATGATCAGCCTGGCGTAAATCGGAATGATAACCATGAATCACTGCCCATATAGTAGTTACGAACGTTCCCAGTGCACCTAAAGCAACTGCCCAGGACTTAATATCCATACGTGTCCCCCCTAATCAACGTACCGACTAGTAAGAACAGCATGAGTAAGGCGAATACCCACGTTAGGTTAAACCGCACATCAAACAAGCCCCGAACAATGAAAGCAACTGATAAGGCCCCCATTGCCGGTGATAGGGCGACTAGGCCACCATCACGTAACAACCGCCGGTTGTGAAAGACGCCAACCAGAATAGCGAGACCACAGATAATTAACCACAATGAAAACCACCAGTCGTCAGCAAAGGCAAAGATTGCATGTTCGGCTGGTGACGGTGGTGGCGGCGGTGTCACTCGTGGATCATCTAAATAGCCTTGATGAAACCAAATATACAAACCGCCTATCATTGAAAACAAGCCAAAACAAAAATGATTCCAATGCGAAAAGGCCCGTTGAACCGGGCCATCTTTAATACGATGCATGCTTACGCCTCCAAAATAAAAGCACCTAAGCGGTTGTGTTATCCGTCGTCGGTGCTGTGTAGTCCTTACCTGTAAGTTCTTTGTACTGCTCCGGTGTGATACACCAATTGACCATGTAGCCAATGTCTAACCCCCATGAAGCATACAACTTAGCATCTTCAATGCTTGGTGCTGAAAATGGATTGTTTCCCATGATAACTCCTCCTATTCTGCCTTGGCTGCGATTTGCTTTTGAACTGCCACAATTTGCTGTGACAGGCTGACGAATTGCTTTTGAAATTGCTCCTGCGTAGTAACAAATTGCTGCTGGGCTTCTACTTGAGCCTTTGTGGCACTTCCCAATGCTGTTTGCAAGCCTTCGATGGTTTTGGCCTGCTTTTCGGCTTGCTCACCCTGCTGGTCAATCAATCCTTGTAAGTAGTCGATATCCAAATTGGGTAAGTTACCCGGAGCTGTGACTTCTTGCGAATTATCACCCTTGAACGCATACATCCACCAGTATCGCGTGAAGTATTGAACCGAGGTAGTTGGGATATTGACTGCCCGTAAGCCGTCCGCCTGTTCAAGTGCGGGCATGGTGTCTTTATCCGGGAACTGGTTATCTGAATCTGGTTTTACGTAATAAATTGGCATTTTTACTCCTCCTTAATTCTTTCTGATTAATTCCGTAGTTCTGCTAGTTATATATTGGCTATGATCTATCCCATGAGAGCCTGATACTGAAATTCCGAACATATATCCTGATGGGACCATATAATCAGCGTAATTTAAAGAAACAATTATATCGTTTCCACTTTTTGATACGCTATTAATTTTAACCCCGTTCGTGTAACTTACTAAAAATTCAACGAGTTTAATTAAGTCTTCATCAGGAACATAGAAACCATCAGGAAGTGTAATTAAAGTTCCCTCCCATGATTTTATATTTACGGTATTACCGTTATAATATAGCAAAAAAGAACCACTTAATGTCGTTATGTCCGTGTCATTATCGTATTTCATGTACAATGGTGATCCCAAGAAGGTGTGATCTATTGTGTAAGAATTAGTCTTATAAGAACCTTTGGGCATTCCTAAGCTTAGCCAAGAACTTGCTTCAAGGCTTTTCAAATCGTCGCGGGTAGCGACTGATTTACCTCCGTTCACAGTGAGATTAGTAAAATCAGTAGGTTTAGAAACAGTCCCAGTGTCAGGATTGCGGTCAACCACGTTAGCGGCGTTAGCTGGTGTGTAATCCAGCTTGTCCTGCTTGTTCTTTAGTTTTAAGCCATAGCTGTCCACATAAAATGACCAAAAGTCTCCTGTACTGTCTGTCAAATAGCCCACACCCAAAGGATTAGCGCCCGCCGTGGTAATCTCGGCAATTCCACGAACAGCCTGTGAGGATGGATTACCTTTGACTCCAGCTTGGCAATAAAATGTATGATAGCCAAGAGGCAACGCCTGAATGCTTGCTACTAGGTCGGCTGTATTAGCCGTCGTAAATGAATATTTGTTGCCACCATCATCCCCAGTAACCTTTGTCTTCTGCCAGTTAACAGTGTCTGCATCCTTGACCTTGTCGCCAACCTGCGCGTCTGCATATTCCTTGGCCGATGTGAGTGTTTTAGCGTCGCCATCAGAGACATTCTTGGTGGTCGCTATTGCATTACCAGCACCGTCCACTGCACCCTTTTCAAGCGTGACTGGTTCCTTGAAGTCCGCTGGCTTACTACCGTCGATGACGGTGGCAGGAATATTAGCCTTGATATCATCAATAGTTGCAATGTGTTTTGATGCAAAGATTGCATCAAGGTCGGCTTCATTAAGTGAACCAGCCTGACTGACAGTAATCAAAACATTATCGGCATCACTAACCGTTGTATCAGTCTGGAATGAATCATTTAAGTTGGACTTACCGTCATATGCAGCGATGTAGTCCGATAAAGAACTTGGTAATACTCCATACAGAATTTCATCCCCGTTTTCTGGTCGTGCATAAAACCCGACTGTATAGAGACTGTATGCCGTCGTCACATCTTTAGACGGAAAGTCCACCCGCATAGTCAAGGTAGTGTCATCCTTCTTAATAATTCGTGAGTAGTTGACTGTCTGCTGCACATCTTCAAGTGACGTGAGCTTTTTTAAATCGTTGACCGGAGTAGCTGAGTAATCATGGCTTGAGGCCACTGCTCGGGTGAACTGGATTTTATCCAAGCCCCCAAGTGTGCCCGTTGCCAGTGATCGACCAGCTTCGGTCAAATAGGTAGTATCAAATTGCACTTTTATCCCTCCTTAGAGACTTGGTGAAGCCGCTGTCGCTGAGTGACTGTGGCCACGGTCGTATTATCATCCGTAGTGTGTGCGCGGTCTCTCATGCTATCCATAACAGCAAAATGAGAACGCTCCTTTTTAGTGGCTGTGGCCACGTATAGTGTCTGGGTAGCGACAGCTTGAAAGTCAACGCTGACAATTTTTACTTCTGGCATAACAGCTGACTCTAGTGCCTTAACCAGAAGGTTCTTCTTGCGAGCAGACTTACTATAACGGTTTGGAATATTAGTAAATCTAACTGCTTCCGGATCACCGCCTAGTTGATCTGGATCAGTGATTACATCGAATTCAGTTGGATCAGCTTGCAAAATAAAAGCAATCAAGTTGATAATGTCATTTTCCGTAACTCCAATTCGGTTAAGCATCTTAGCTAGTCGAATCTGGAAGCGGAGAAAATCATCATCGTTATCAATTCGACTAATACCCCAATCAGCTGCGATGTCATCTAGTGCACCACCACGTGCATTTTCGAGCTGTCGCCATTCATATATTTTCCGAAAAACATCAATTTCTGCAATGATGTCATCTGCCAAAGCGTTGAGCAATGCTTGGTTATTACTATCGGGATTTTGATTTTTTTTCGCTGGCAATGCAGTGATTATCATTTGACGAATGGTATCATCGTCCAAACCCATATCTGTCCAAAAAGTGCTCCAACTGGTCTCAGCCATTAATGACCACCTCGATATCATCGGCCGTGATGTAGGCTAGCGAGTACCCGTCAACTTTTACATTGCCAAGCGTTAAATTGGTTTTATCAGTGCCAACAAGTAAATCAATGCTGCTGATCCCATCGACTTGCCACAAATACTCAAAAAGCTTTGAGTAGAGTAAGGTATCACCCATATTAAGTGTCCGGTCGTATTCGATGACCTTATTTTTTAATTCAGTCACACCGTTGTCCGTGTCAAAACTATCAGTCGTTTCAATGGCAACTTTCACGTAAACCGTTTGCTGCTTGGCACGGGAAAAGTAAATGGTTCGTTCTTGACCAGAGTTATTAATAACAGTTTGTGCAACCTCCCCAAACGTATGACCCGGCAACCCGATTGAATTAAAAATAGCGTTAGCAACGTTCTCGTCACTACCGCCAATTACATATACATGGGTTGTTTTAGGCGGATTGCCATCAGCATCCGTCGTCATTTCGTTGTTAGCTTGTACTTTGCACTGGATAACTCCCGCTACATTTTCAACGTTGGCTCGAATGCCCTCCTCGGTGGAGTCAGATTTAGCTAGACGATTTTCAAAAAGTCGTGCCCGGTAATTCACTTCTGACTCAATTTCTTCACCACCAACTGCGGCTTCTGGATTAGTTACCCGAACGACTCCCACAATTCCTTCGGTGCCATCACTACCCCCTTCGTCTGAGATGGTGTTGGCGCCAACATTGCCGCTAGTTCCCGGGTCATTAGCTTGTGCTTGAATCAGCACCCGACCAATCTCATTGCCGTCATCATCGGTGAGCGGCACTTCTGCTCCGTCATCATCTTTGACCGTGGCAACGCCAGGAATTTTGGCGTCTTCCAAGGTATTGAATACGACCCCATCAGCCGTGCTGTACTGACTTCCAGCTGGAATCACCGTGCCAACATCGGCATCAACCTGTAAGTTAACAGTGGCGGAGGTCGCAGGCTTACGACTAAGTCCCTCATCTGATCCAATAAAATCAAGATCAGCATTACGGGCTCGCAAAATAAAGGGGCTGTTATAAACCAACTGGCCAAGCTGTTCCACTAATTGCCGGCCTGTAGCGACTCCCCCCATGATCTGACCTAGAAAGTGTGCATCATCAAGCGATACATTATCTCCCGTCCGGTCGACAATGTCTTGATTGAGTTTATCACGCACATCGTCAAACTCCTTTAAATCGTACCCATTTTCATCAGTCAATCCCAATGCTATCCACCTCCGTTCCTGCGGTTACCGTTGTTTCTTCGCCAGAATCATCCAAATAGGTAACGGCTAAGTCGACGGTTGCTGTACGCCCATTGCGCTTAATATCTTTGACCTCAGCACTAACAAAATTATCGAATTGAGATTCAAGATAGTCTTCAATCTCAGCTTCTAAGCTCGGTATGTCATCCAAGTTTTCAATGACGTGGAGATGATTAAGACCAAAACTGGGATTCCATGACAGTTCGCCCTCATTAGTCCCTAAAGCGATGTTTGTTGCCACAGATTGATCTTCATCCTCGACCATCACTAAATCGCCGGTCTCTGGGTCAATGATGATATCACCACTATCATCGGTTGCTAAATCCTTACTCACTCTTAATCACCCCCAAAACAATGCCATCGTTGACGTCGTGCATACGACGGCTGGCTAATTCAAATTCACCAGTACCATTGTAGTTATCCATGTCTCGGTCGTGAAAACCTACCAACACCGAACTGCCACGTTTTATCGTCGAAGCTGCTGATTCCAGAATTAGGCAGTCACCGATAATTGCTCGCTCGTTGCCATCAGATTGCTTAGGCGACGGTTGAACATCTACCCGCCAAGGAGAGCCCTTATCGATTGAGATTACCTCTCCCAACATAAAGCTATTATCAGCGGCGAGAAAATATGGCAGAAGCCCATTCAGGACCACATCAAGTGGATCATTTTTGTCTTGACTCATACCATTTCCACCTCACAGCTTGTCTGCATATCGTCCAACGAATGCGTATAATTTTTCACTCTAACTAATGACTTAATATTTTCGGCAACATAAAAGACGGAACCGTTAGCCACCAATGGATTGAGATAGGTTACTACCGTCCATGTTGCTTTCTTTCCGTCTTCGTCATTAATGGTTGGCATATTCACCAAGCCATCTTTTAGTGTCAAATAAAGATGTGTCTGCCACAGCTTAGGCTTTTCATCGTAGTCAATAACAATGTCATCGATGCGATATTGAAACTTGCTACCACAGTCCTTCACAATCGCCTTGATAGCTGTCTCTGGTTTTTTGGTCAAGGTATACCCATGCTTATACACTTTATTTTTCTTGAGATGTAACACAGCAATTGGTATCCCTGATTCTCTGGCGATCCGTTGAATGATAGTCTTGGCCTTAACGCCTTTCTTGAAACGAATATTAATGTTTTTCTTCTTGCTAGTTGTCCACGTGATTGTTTTACCAGCGGACGTCTTGTAGCTGTGTTTAACCGTCTTCGCACCCGAATAGGCATTATAAATTTTCTTGTTCTTCGAATAGTCCTTACCAGCTACGAATGTGATTGAGATGGAATGATCTTCACCATCACGAGCTTCTGGCGATACCTTGGTGATGTTTCCTTCACCAATGATGCCAAACATGTCATAACCGCCGGCTTTAACAACGATGTGTTCCTTGGTCTTAAATAGGTCCTCGTGTGCCTTTGACAAGTTGGAAATACTGATTGTATTGGTAGCGGGTGATCCACCGTCGCCACCGCTAATTTCACCCGTAATGGTGAGACCGTATCCAGCCGGTGTGAAGTTATTAAAATTATAAGTTCCTTTTTTCAGAACTAAATCAACTTCAACTTTAGCGCCGTACCACGTCTTGCCATCAGGGTTAGTGACTTTAAGCGCCATCACTATCACCGCTTTCATATACACTGTCATCATCTAGCAGAGAGACTGGATTTTGGAAGTTTTTAATCGTTACCGATGACTCCAGCCCAGCCTCATCCATTGGAACTAGTCGTTCGGCAGGTAGCCAATCGTAGGCAGCCCAATACCACAGCGGCACGCCATATGTCAGCGGTTCCCCTAAGATTTGATGCGTGTCATCATCAACAGAAACGATATCAATGGATAGCACTCCGGATAGCTCATTCTGCTGCAGAGTTAGCTCGAATGTTCCGCCCTCTAACTCAACTTCTTGTCGATCAGGAAGATTATTCAAATTAAATGTGATACTATCGCGTTTCATTCAAGCATCCTCCTTACTTTGGAATCTTGAGCTTGTGTCCGGGAAACATTGTTTTATGCCAATCACCATTCAGCTTCGTTAAAGTGGCCACGGTTGTTCCTTTCTTCTGAGCCAGGGCCCAATAGGTATCGCCAGACTTAACCGTGTAAGTACTGTACTTGCCTTTATCTGTGCCCCTATTTTTTGCTCCCTTAGTCGCTCCTTTACTCTTGGTACTCTTTTTGGACTTGCCATAAAGTACCTTTGCCGGTTTGACGTAGGTGAAAGTGATACTCAGTTCCAAGGCGTTTTCGCGCGGTATTCCTGAAACGGTCTTACTAATTGAAGAAATCTTAGTATGATTCCAATTGGAAAAGCCTTTGATAATGAACTCGGTATCTAACCGTTGCAACTTCTGAATGGCATTGAACTGCTTGCAGGCATCGGCATAAGTGTTGCCAAAAACATAGTACGTTCCTGACAGCTCTTTACTGGTTCGCGTGGACTTACCGGCACGTGGATCGGAATTATCGACCCCAATCGATACCACATCACTAGCATCCGTTTCGGTTGGCTGAACTTCACCCAAAAAATAAACAACCGAACTCATTAGGTCAGCACGGTACAGCGCTGTTTGCCCAACAAGTGGTTGTTTTTTGTGTTTGGCGATTGCCGATGTGATTTTGGCTAGATTGGCTTTCTGTTTCTTCTTTTTAGCAGCGGCTTTCCGTTTGTCCGCCTCTTTCTTAAGAGCTGCGGCTTTCTTCTTATCCTTGGCCTTCTTGCTTTTCTCATGAGCCAGCTTAGTTTTAGCAGACTTAAGCTTTGAACGAGCAGTGCTCTGTTTCTTAAGCTGTTCCTGATAGGAGGCAGAATTTGTCAATTTTTTCAGATCAGCATAAGCAGATTTTTGCATTTTCTGTTTAGCCTTGATCTGATCTTGAATGGCCTTTTTCTTAGAAGTTTTGGCCTTGGCCAACTGCTTCTTTAGATCATCAATTTGTTTGCTGACGGCATCATAAGCAGCCTTTTTAGTGTCATACCCATTTTGCTTTTTAAGGTAGTCGTCAGTCTTATCGATTACCTTTTGTTGCTTGGTAATCGTGCTCTGCGTAGCCGTAATGCTTGCTGCATCTGATTTCACCTTTGCTTTCGACTTTGTTACTTGCGTGCTTAACTGTTTGTCCGACATCTGACTGGGTGACATCAATGAGACGGGGATAGTGGCCACTTTCTTTGTAGAAACATAACTTTTAACCAGCGCTGCCGTATTCTCTTTTAAAGTAATGTCCATTAAATAACCAATCCTCCTTCTCCTTGATCTGTGCCAGTAGCACGACGAAGCATATCAGCCAGCTGTTGAGTTACCTTAGACAATCCAGAGACGACTTGCTTTTCAACGTTTTGACCGTTGCCACCTTCAACTTTAATGTTGTTGGTCATCTTGATGGTCACACTACGACCACCAGCTGAGGCAGCCACCTTGACGGGCTGTACTCGATGCTCGCCAGTATAGTCATCAATCTTGTTCATGATTGCCTTACGCCGCTGTTTTTTGTCTGGCGCCATCGGTACAATAGCTTCCAGCTTGTTGCCTTCCGAAATCTCGGCAAGTTTGTGTTTCTTGGAAAATCCACCATTTTCAAAACGAGCATGACCACTTGGCCCCCAGCCGCCTGTATGGACATCATGTCGCCAATTACTATCGTTAAACATTGCTAGCAGCTGATCATAAGCCGATAGGATGTTGTTGTGTCCTTTAACAGCGTATGACTTAAAGGTGCTTGGAATGAATTGCAGTAAACCTTGAGCCGGATGTCCAGCAGCTGAGTTCACGTCATGAACCTTTTGGGTAACAGTCGCACTACCGCCAGATTCATGCATGATAACACTCTTAATCGTGGCTAATTCGCTAGCACTTAGTTTTACGTGCATTGCCTTAGCAGCCTTTTCAATCATGGCAGAACCGCCATAACTGGCTCCACCCACGCCACCGTCAACCTCAGTTGCCAACTTATCAGTTATCCACTTAGCGGCAGACTTTCCAAGCTGTTTGGTTACCAACTTAGTAAGTGCACCACTTGTTTTGGACTTCTTTTCCTTGTTGCCATAGTTTCCATGCAACTTAGTAACATCCAGCCAGCCCTTGGTTGAAGAACCACCATGTGACCATAGGCCTTCTGTAGAAGCCCCGATGTGAACGTGAGTACCGCTAGGACCAAGTTTGGCAATAGGTTGTCCTTGCTTAACGTGGTCGCCAGTGTGAACAAGCAGTGTGGCACCACTACCGCTCTTACCATTGAGTTCTTGATAAATCAGACTTAGGTTGCCACCCTTAGTCGCGATGAACTCACCAATACCGTTGCCACCTTCCCAGCCAGCTTTGGTTCCTGTACTGGTTACGGTTGAGTCTTGGAGTGCGTGCACGGTTTTAGCACCTGAGAAGTCATTACCATCATGGCTAGAAAAACCGCCACCGACGCTCCCCCGATTACCAAACCCAGAGGTTAACTGCCAACCTGCACCCGGAGAATGAAGAACTGGACCGCCACCGCCAGTGCCTGAAATTAGGCCTTCGATGTAACCCCACATGGCATTAGACCACGGAACACCGACAGTCTTAGCACCGGCATTAGCGGTGCTCGTCGTTCCCTTTTGCAGAGCTGAACCATCCAATTTGACGTTACCGGAAAATTCCTTGTTGAATGCCCTGCCAGAATTACCTGAGTTAGCCGAAGCAATTGCCCTTAGCTTGTCATCACTAGCACCAGTCCCTTTAGCGAAATGTGGCAGATATGGTTTAGCTCGTTCTACCTGGGATCCATTAAAGACGTTGTCACCCTTCTTCAAGTGGAAGACGCCGTTATCACCAATAGGTTTCAATAGCTGATCACCACGCCCGACCAACTCTTGACGTGGGCCAGCGGTTGCATCATTTAAGACCGCCATCTGATCACTAGCAATTGGACCATTAGACCCAGCTGCATAATGGATAGGCTTAAGCACTGACTTGTTCCCACCAAATTGCGATAGAGCTGAATCAATGCCAGTAAATCCATTATTCAGGTTAGTAATGGCACCCTTCATGGACGACTTAGCCATCCCTGGTAACTTATTAAAGTTATTACCGAAGTCTGAAACAATGGTCTGATCTGCCTTAGACATACCATCTTGCAGTTTGTCCATGGTTTTGAGCCCAACATTTTTGAGCTGAGTAAGCTGCTTATCGGCACCCTTTTGAGCGGCGTCAAAATCAGCAATCATTTGCTTGCGAATCAGGTCTGTTTGCTTATTGGTTCCATTCTTCGTGTCCTTTAGAATCTGATTTGACTTCTTGTTAAGACCAGTCAGTTTCTTTTGAGCGCCTTTGGTGCCTTTACCATATCCAGATACAATATCGGTACCAATCTGATCAGCCGACCGCTTGGTCTTGTATTCAGTATTCTTCATGGTAGCGTCATTGACGCCTTTCACCTTGACTGTCGTAGCTACAGAAGCAGCGCCAACAGACCCAGTCCCCTTAGCATAGCCCGGTAGAATTCGACCTCGACCGAGGCCACCACGCATTGCTTTCAGGCTGTCACGATGATTCAGGATGTGCATACCAGCCGTGAGGTGCACCAACTGTGGCCCATGGTCGTAGATTTGATACGTGCCCTTACGTGCATCGTATCCAATTTCCGTGCCAGCCTCACCAACCATGGCCATGCCGTTTCTGTTAATTGGACCACCGTTAGCATGTCCTGGTGCATTAATGGTTTTCTCATGGCCCGGAGCATTATAACTAGTTGTGGTCTTCGTCTGATACTTTTTTACAGGAACATTTACAACACCTATTGGACCACCAGCGTTGGTACTTGCTGAAATACTAGCGGAAGCAGTATGGTTGGCGTTATATCGCTGTTGCTTCTTGGTTTTCTTTCCTCCGGGGCTATAGCTACCATTTTTTTGATACCAGTCAGCCCACTTCGATAGTTCGTCAGCAATTGCTCCACCTATATAGGTGCCAATAGCTGCACCTGCTGGTCCACCAAGATAAAGGCCTATAGCTCCTCCGACAGTATCCCCGCCTAGCTTCCATGCGGCCTTGGCACCCTTTTTCGTTGAAATTCCGTCTAGCAAGACTTTGGCACCATCTGTAGCAAAAGTAGTTGCGATATAAGCCCAAGATATCTGCGTAATAGCATCTGAAAACAATCCACCGCCAACGCGTCCGGCCTTTTTAACGCTAGACTTGACCTTGGAACCAAATCCTTTACCACCAGTATTTCCAGCTGACCTAATTCCTTTTTTAGCATTGGCAGAAAATTTACGACCACCTTTTTCACTGCCAACCGTAATAGCATCTTCAATTTCGTTTGTTGCTGCACTTATGGTCTTAGACGATGATTTTGACTTGGACTTACCGCCAAATAGAACACCTTTATACGAGCCAGCGGCTTCAAGTGCTGGTGTCAGTTTCAACTGTCCATTGATTTCTTTAACTAGCTTAAGAAAATCGGTTGCCTTCTTGACCGCAAAGAAACCGACAACAGCCCGAGCAGCAATCTTAATACCCGTTTTATGTTGATCAATACCTTTCAATAAATCATCAAGTTGGTCCAATGGGTCTTTCGCTGCCTTACCATTTTTATCGACTAGACCAAATGCATCGCCGATATCAGTGAGAATGTCAATACTATCAGTCCAAACCGCTTTGCCGAATATTCCACCAATATCACCAATATTTTTCATAACATCCAAGATAGTATCTTTATGCTTATCTAGGTAATTGATTCCATCTACGGCTGCACCGGTAACTACCCCAAGAGCGGAAGAAATACCTTTTGCATATTTCTTCATCATGTCGTCTTTAAGCAAGTCTTGCATGGACTTAGCGGTCTGCTTGTCCATGTTAAAGCTGGTCTTCATAACATCCCCGGCCAACGTGCTAAACCGCGACTTAAGGTACATCGACATCCCCATAAATGAGGTCATGGCTTCCTTAGTCCCACCCTCGTACTTTTTTCCGAGGTAGGTCAAAGTATCGGTAAATTGTTTTGCAGACAGCTTCCCAGCTGCAGACATGGCATAGAGCTGTTTCATAGACTTACCAGTGGCCTTCTGCAAGGCTTCACCGAACATTGGGAACCGGTTGATCATGACTGCCATATCTTCACTGGATGCCTTACCACCGGCGACAATCTTCGCAAATTGCTCACCAGACTCGGCCAAAGCGTCATTGGACATGTGCAGCGTAGAGCCCAGTGCGATAAAGTCGTTGGTCCAGTTCTTGGTCTCCTTCTCGTTACTGTGGACGTGATAGAAGGATTGGGCCATCTCGTTTAAGGTGTCTGCGGCGTAGATAGAATGCTGAGACATGGAGTTGATGTACTTGACCAGGTTCTTCCCATCTTTGGGTGCTTCGGTCGTCAGAGACGTCCACACGGTCTTCATCGTGTCTTGTTCCTTGTTGTACTCCATTCCGGCCTGTGCGGCTTCGTGAAGTCCATTGGTGAGTGCCATCACACCATTTGAAATCATGGTTCCAGCAAAAGAGCCAGCGATGATATCCTTCAATCGCCGACTCTTTTTTGCTGTCTTATCCATTTCATTGCCAACCTTACGGGTTTGCTTCTCAACTTCATTGGCACCCACCTTGACACCATCGGTATCAAATTTGACCTTGGTAACTGTTTCCTTTGGCAAGTCGCGTAGTTCTCGACCTACCTTTCCAATCGGTGTTAGCAATCCAGTAATCGATGATTCTAATTCTGAATAGCGTCTTTTTTGCGTAGACGTATACGTCTCGGAAACGTTATTCAGATTAGATATTTTGTCGCGGAAAGTCGTTGCTGACTTTGAACCACCTTGAATTGCTTGATTTACTTCATGCTGTGCTGATTTTAAACGATCGTCAGCACCAATCATCTTATCGATGGTATCAATGAAGGTGCGACCAAACGTGCCTACTTCCCGGTTAACTGGTTCGAAGCGATGACCCAAGGAGCTTACCTTATCGATGATCTTGTCAACGCTGGTATCAAGTTTCTCTAGCTTAGGGTAATCGATGTTGAACCCAATGCCGATATCCTCACGACGTAATTCCCCTGCCATTTAGTCACACCTCCTTAACTCTTATTCTTGTTAGCATTCTGCAAAGCATTCCAAAATTCCGTAATGCCTTTTTGAATTGCCATGCTTTCTTGATCAATACGTTCGCTTAAAATCTTATCGGCCAGATTACTCATGATAATTCGTTGATCTAAACTCCATTTGCCGACTTCTTCGACTGAACTGGCTAGTCCTAACGACACCGGTAAATAAAGCTCATAAAGGCGGTCAACTTCCTTATCAATTCGCTTCTGGTCAATCTCGTTTTCTTCTTCATTGAAGAAACGTGAATCATTAGATGCACTCTGACAGAAACGTCACAGCTTGCATCGCTGTTGAGGCATAGCCATCATGATCCATTACCTCGGCAAAGTAGAGACGTGCTTCATTGATTGCGTCATAGCCACCACCATTTTCAGACCAGAAAGACATATCAAGTGGTTTGTCAGGATTATCGACATGACGGAAAACGTCCTTGTTGAGAGCCTTCAAAACGGCCAGTGTTTCATCAGCACCATCGACCCCACGAATATCAGCGGTCAGGTTTAAGGCTTCTCGATAGCCAGGGAACTTCATTAGGATGTGTGGCTTCTTACCGCGCTTGCCATCCAGTTCGACTTCCTTGGTTTCTTCGGTTTTGCGAACCTTCTTATTGAGATCAGCAAATGCATAGCGTGGGTTGATAATAACGTTCTCATTAATCATGTTGATCATTTCGGCATAGTCCCGCTCGTTGTTACCGATGTTTTGCTTGGCTCGAATCTTCATCAGCATTTCATAACCGGGGTCCCGGAAGGTTGCCTCAATTGTCTTAGGATTTTCCTTATCCCCATACTTAATCGTTTCGTGCTTGTCCATCTCTGCCAACTTCGTTACGTCTACTTTTGGTGCTGCCATTTTTTCAGTCATATAAAATCATCCTTTCAAATTTTAGGTATGTAAAAAACAGGCTCGAAAGCCTGCTGTTGTCTTCTATAGTGCTAATTAAGCGGCGTTGCCAAATGAATCCTCATATTGGCAAGCTAGCAACGTCCAGTCACGCGTGGTAATCCCGTTAGATACAGAACCATCAGGCATCTTTTGAATCAAGCAAACGCTCGATTGTACGACCTCACCGTTGTTATCGTTTTGAACTTTGAATCCAAATGTTGGCACAGTATCCGACCCATGGTTCATTTGACGGTAGTAGCAACCGTAGATGATATCGTGTGCTGGCGCTCCGTCGTTTAAGTGAGCAACAAATTGCCCTAACTTCGAGTGATTAATCAGACCTAGTGGAACGCCCTTAAAGTCAGATGCCACATCGACATCATTATCAGTCTTGGACCAGTTAACGGCCTCACCAGATTGGAACCCACTGAGTTCCGTTGGAGTGCCATCAACAATCACGTAAACGTGAATAAAGCGGGAATCCTTTAGGACAAAGTAACTCCCGTCATCGAGTTGAACACGTTGAATCATTTAGCTCCACCTCCTAGAGTGTAATGGCATTGTTCAAGTAGACCTTTTCAAATGGGTTAGGCAATCCCATTTGAACGTCTATTGACTTGTACTTACGTTGCGAGATTTCATAAGCAGATAACTGTGAACGCGACTTGGCCGTTACATGGAAATCGGCCTTACCATCGTCCCCAGTAGCAATGGTTCCCAGTTTGAACAAGTCATCGCCGGCTGCTTGTGCGGTCGTAACTAGTTCACTGATATTGTCATCAGTAATCTCAGTGAATTTTTTGCTGTTCATCCACTTTTGAATCCGATATTGAAGAAAATCTGTGTTGTACTGTGCGTTGAAAGAGTTGTCGATGTAGTTACCGTTTAACTCCTTGTCGGCACTCAGCATGAGGTCATCCGCCTTATTCACGACAGTCAAACCATTTAGGTTTTCGATCATATCGAGTTCAACTTGGGTCCAGTCGTTTGGTACGAACTGGCTAAGATTGCCAATCCGCATCCAGTCAAGCAATGTCAGAGTTGAAGCGTAAGCCACTGCTTGTGCGGCCGGCTTATTTTCAGCACTCTTTTCGACAATTGCTCGCAGGTGTCCCAGCTTGTCCTTATCGGTTTGCGTTGCAACCGCGTAATCATGCCACTTTTGCAAATCAACGATGTTGTCGACCTGCAATACCAACTCACTGTGTGCATTGGCGTACATAATATCAGCAGCTATTTTGATGTCGTCATCCGTCATCCCAACCGGAATAAACCACCGAGGGCCATCGTTTAAATGGTCTTCCAGCCACTTCTGCACGCCTGTTACGGTAGCTGATAATGTTGCGCCATCAGCAGTTGGCGTCACACTGACGTCATTTAGACTAATGACATCGGTGTTTGGATAAGTGCCAATCATAACTGGTCCTTCGAAATCCTTAACATCAAACATTGCTTCGACAAGCGCATATTCCTCAGTTGTTTCATCAAAACCCACATCTGGCATTTCTTCTGGATCATGAACTAGCAGCACACTTTCGGTTGCGTCAGTTCCCCGCCGAAGCAAAGCAACGGCTGCAACATTTGATCCCGTATTAAGTGGGGCAACTGTCGTAGTTGTGATTAAATCTGAGGGCTGCTTAATAATTTTTGCAATAGGCATTGTTTATGATTCCTCCTTTGTAATCTTGATATTCGGTTCAACGGAATCAAGCTCGCCCACTTGTGTCTGATCACGATAGTCAGGGTTGATCATCAGCGTGACTGTGACACCAACCTGATTTTCAACAGCGATCGTCCAATCTTCGTCAAGTGGCTCAGGGTCACTCACCTCCACAATTGAAATGCCCTGCTGGGCCAAGTCGACCTGTGGCTGCATGGAACCTAAGACATTTTGCAACCATTCGATGCGATCGCTAGCTTCCAGTGGGTCATCACAGTGGACCTTTAACTGAATAACCTTAAGAAACGGTTCACCAACGTGCTTAAAGGTGATTCGTCGATGAGCATTGGCAATCGTCCAACTAAAAAAAGGCAACTGACGTTTTTCGTCAATCACCTTCTCATAGACCCAAGGGATCTTCTCCCCCGGATTCATCGGGTACTTTGCCAGCTCCGTTACCAGAGCTGTCACCGTTTGTCGGTTGTTCATCGTCATCATCTCCATTCCGTCGAAGCGTGTAGTAAGTCAGCTGGCTATGCGTCAATGGCGCTTCACCAGTTACCTCATACGTTTCACCCGTGTTTTTCCGCAAAACCTTGGTGCCCTTCTTGTACCCCGATGTACGTGAAGACCAGACCAAAATGCTAACTTCCATCTCACCACCAGAGCCTTGCTGGTATGTGATAGCTGGATTAGATGTTGTCGTGAGAGGTTCAACCACATCACGTGGTGTTCCCCACGACTGACCACCTAGTCCTAACGGGTCGCTACCATCATTACCAAGATATGGTTTGATTGTCAGCGGTTCTTTGTTGCGGTCAAACATAAAATGAAAAGTATTCAGGTTTTGAAAATTAGGCATTAGTTACGTCAGCGGTGACATCTGCTCCATCTTCCGTTGCCGTAGCCTTTACGTTAGTTGGCTCTGGTTCAGTTTTTTTTAGTACCGTCCATCCCGGTACATCAACCTTACCTGACGGATTTTCGGCATTAGTATCATCAATAACTGCGGCTTGGTAGTCGCCATCAGCCACAACCGTACCTGCTGCTAATCCAGTTACAGATACCTTTTCGGATGGATCACCAGTTGCTAAAGGAGTCGTTTCACCCTTCTTGTAAATTGCTAATTTTTGAGCCATAAGTTAAAACTTCCTTTCACGGGTCCATGTGATTGACCCAATTAATTTTCCTGTGTCCTGTAGCGGATCATCGAATCCCTTACGGGCAGCGGTGAGCGACGCGTTATGCGGCGTGTGCAGGTCACGGATAGTTTTCTTGATATCATTTGAGATTCGTCGCCCTAGCTGATTTTCAAGACTTTCTGGGGACAGTCTGCCGTCCATGACTTGAAGAAAGCCATCGGCCACAAGTTGCCCCCACTCATCATGATTACGCTCAAAGGCGATATTCAGAAATCGCCGGGGTGGAATCCGAACGCTCTCTTTGAGCACGAACATGATAGTCATGCCGTATGGAGCCGACTTATCGGCAATTGCTAAAACACGGTTATTAGCACCTTTAGGACGAAACAATCCCGGTATCTCACCTGGCTTTCGTCCCTTAGCCGCAGCCGTTGGAATGGTCAAAAATGACTTCTTAGCATGAATCACCATGCCATGTTCATTGACCCGGGCAACCATCTGTAAGAACGAATCATCGATGGGAACGCCAACTATTAAATCCATTTGATTAAGCCGTTTAGATCGCTCAATCCACTCTGAAATGTGATTAAAGCTTGCCACCTAACCACCTCAATCCCGACTGAATGCCCGGCCACGGTGATAACTACGTCCGAATTGATCGACCAAGGCTTGGTACCTCAACATGTACGGGTCATTGCCCTTCGACCAATCGAACATGGTCTGAGATTCACCTAAATGGCTGGCAGACTGAACGCCGCCGTTAGCCACCAAGGTGTCCACATACAGCTCACTAAGCACCAGTAGGCGGTTGGCCTCTTCCTGCTTAACGGGCTTAATGTGGTCAGCCTGTACGGTCGTCCACGAGTCATCAATAAGCTGTTGTAGATACTCATCATCGTCCAGGTCAGACGCCAGCGGGTACTTTTTTAACTTATCGAGTGTCGTCTTGTTATCGGCCATTGCGGTTCACCTCTTATTTACCTGTAGTTGTTCCAGAACCTGACCCAGAACCACTAGATGCCTTCTTCTTTGGTAAGAATTCGGTTGATACCTTAGCCTTATATGCCACAACCTTGATGTTACGCGGGTCAACGTCCTTGACGACTTCCCAAGTATCTGGTGAGGCCAGTTCGGCCATGGTGACTGTTTGACCAGCTGAATGGAAGCTAGGAACCACCGATGTTCCCATAACGTGCATGGTTTCAACACGCCGATTAATGACATTGGTACGACCACCATTCTTGCGGGCTTCTCGTTCAACTTCAGTAGAACTAGCTGGGTTGGCCACAGAGTAGCCAACTGATCCATTACCAAAAATGTAACTAGTGGCCACTCCGTTTTCATCCAGTGGCAAGTCGTCATCGACAACGATCTGCATGCCATTATAGTTTCCGAAAGGACCAACAGCTTCATTTGGCTTAGCTGTATCAATCATCTGTTGTGCCTTCATTTCCGAATAAGCACTGGAATTAACGGCAATCTTGCTAAACGTTTGGTCTTGCAAGTCACCTAATAGACCGATGGTTGCTAAGAAACCACGGGGACCGAATTGCTTGGCTGAATCGTCAAACAACTTAGCTGTGGCAATATCCGTATTTGAAAAAACACCGGCCAACATTTGCACTAACATTTTTTGTTCTGCACGAGCCCAGAAGTCACTAAAGTTTGCTGCAATAACATTTGCAGGGTTAGATACTGAGAATTCTTGTGCAATATCAGTGTAGCCAAACGCCTTAACTAGCCGCATTCGCATAGCACGTTGCTTGCCAGTCGTGACGTTGCTTACCTCGATATCAGCCAAATCGGTCCATGGATCAGGATCGCCGGCTAAATCATTGGTGAATGGCAAAGTCATGTAATCCTCTGTGGAATCCAGTAAATGAGCACCAAACTGTGCATCTGGTGTCAAAATACCAGACGCTAAGAATCGGTTAGTCTTGGTGGACTTGTTAATGACGTTCTGACCAAACAATGGTGATTGAAGCATGCCGGCCAGTTGTGTGAAATTATCTGCCAATGTGAATCACTCCTTTTCTATTTCGTAAACTGTTTTGCCAACTCAGGACTCTTTTGCATTAACGTGTATTGATCCGTAAAACTCATGGCATCCCAGTCTTTTTGCGTGACGGTTGCGCCGGGTGTTTGAGTACCAGCCGCTGGCGTTTGATCCCCTTGCATGCGCTTCAACGTTTCATCATGAACAGCTTCGTTAAATGACTTTTCAAAGGAATCAACGTTCGCCACCATAGTATCGTGGTCTTGATCGGCAACATAATCAGCAAATGAAGCAGGTAGCTTCCGGTCAACAAGCTCCTGTTTCGCATAAAAGTGGGCTTGTTCTTTATGGAACTCGTCCCGTTCTTTTTGTTCCTGTTCTTCTCGCGCCTTACGATCGGCTTCTGCTTTTTCCTCAGCAGACATCTTGGCTCGGGCTTCCCCCTTAGCAATAGCTTCATCAATGAATCCTTTGAACTTATCAGAGTTCATAAACTGATCAACAGCATCCTGACGGATTCTACGTTGATCCTTGGCTGAAACTTTGCTAGGTTCTTTACCTTCGGGATTATCATCCGGATTGGGATCAGCTGGTGGTGTTGGCTCCGTTGACTTTTGAGCATCGGCTGGGGCACCAGTATTGTCATCTGGAGCTTCAAACAACTTTGAGTTGAATAAATCGCGTTTTAACATAAAAATCCTCCTTGAATGCCTTTTAGAGATTGCATATCTCATCAGCTGTTCTTTAACGCCCGCAACCGAAAAAAGGGCATAAAAAGAGCACCCTAAATGGGTGCTGGTTCTTCCACATGTTCTCGTTTCTTACATCGACAATTAGGATGCCGTGGTAAATCTGGACATTCACTAAGTAAAAATGGTCCTTGAGCTGCCAACTCACGGCATTTTTCGCAGGCATCCGGCTCTGTGACAATATCAACACGTTTTACACGCCGGTTTTTAAGTGAATCCATGGTAGCCTGGTCAACTACTCGTGCCGATTCAGTCCGAATAAGGCGGTCGACCATCCACATTTCAGTCTCACCAGCTACAACAAGATTCCCACGTACCACTTGTCCTGGGGCTAACCGTGCCAGTAGACTGTTGAGTTGTTCTTGTTGTAGTCCACCATTAAGTGAATTCCGTACTGTCTTTTGCACATCAGCCACCATGTTATCCGAATGGTTCCACAAGGTAGCTGACCAATCAGAACCATCTATGGCATGGCTAATAGCTGGCTTAATTTGAACACCCTGTACGTGTGGCAACTGCCACTCTTCGTGTTTGGAAGCAATAATCTGTTGATATTGCTGCTCCGACACATAGTCATCGGCAAGATGTTGCCGACTAGATCGTTGAACCTTATCAGTGGTCACTGCAATGGTTGCTCCAATAACAGCAGCCACCGCATCAGCATGGTTGCCACCCGCGGCTTGGTACTTTGTCAACTTAAGCCGCTTCTTCAAGTCATCACTAGTCTGATCGCCATTCGTCAGCAGGTCGATAGCGTGCATGAACTGGTCTAAGTCCCAGTGAGTGACCTGTTCGCGAACCATATCAGCAGTTAGTCCCTTGCTTGAAGCATAACGTGCATAAAAGGCCCTGATGTTATCTGCAATGAGTTTTAGCGCTTGGTAGTATAAGTTATCGGTCTGGCCTTTAAACCTTTTGTCTGAGCTTAGGAGTTGGCTTATTCGCTGTTTCTCCTGCTGGTCCGTTACTGTCGTCTTTGCCATCGCTTACACCACCTTGAGCTTTATCTTGGTCGGAGCCATCAATCTTATCCATGTAATCTAACCCATCCTGTTTGTCCTGGGCCTTCTGGTCTTTCATGCGCTTCTCTTCGCCATCAGGTTTGACCCCGGTAGCCGATTCAACCGCTTCCCAGAATGTTTGGTTAGAAATGGCTCCGGTCTTAAGCAACAAGGCTGCGTTCGTGATAACTTCGTTATCGTTCTTCGGTAGATTAGGCGTATAGCTAGGGTTGACGTGCTCAGCCTCGTCTGTGGACTTGATAAGTGACGTCTTCGCCCAATAGGTGGCCAGCAAACGGATTCGACGCTTAATTCCCCGTGTATATAAGGATTGTTGTGTCGCCCGTTCTTGGTCAGAACCCCACAGCTTGTAGGACATGGCCACACCACTGGCGTTAGCCGCGAAGTTTTGGTCTGTGACGTCCGGGGTGTTGGTGTCCTTATGGATATCAGCAAGCAAACGGTCGTTGTACGTCTGCCAACCTTGAGCGTTAAGTTCCTTGGTCAGATACTCGGCTGAGGTCTGAATCACAGTTGGTGCGCTGCCAATGTTGTCGATAAGTCGTGGCTTCAAGAATAAGATTCGCTTCTTAGGGTCGACACGATCAACTTTATAGATAGGGTCTCCATTTGAGTTAGTGATCTGCTCTCCGTCAGCATTCGTCAGCGGCTCCGCGTCGTCAAGGTCGTCATCGTCATCCACGTCTCCGGAGATGACCAAAATAGCGTTACTTAAATCCTCCTGGCTGTTTGCCATCTCGGAAATAGACTTGTCGTAAGCGTCAATCTCGTCCAGCTTTGGTTCCCATGCACCCATTCGCTCGTCGTTGAGCTTATACTCGGTGATTGGAACCGTACCGAAGAAATGTGGTGACTGCTCGGTCAACGTGTACTCACCGTTTGGACTATCCGTACTGGTGAAGTAGTAGACCATGCTATCCGTATAGACTTCGACGTAGTAGGTCGTAGTTTCCATAAACTTGACCATGTAGTACCGAACCGCAAATAGTGAGTTTAGGTCAATAGTGGTGTCGTAGACCACAAAACAGTGAGCTGGATCAATAGCACGTAAGGCTAAGTCGTTAGTTCCCTGTTTGACGTAAGTTAATTCGTACGCTCGGCCTGTGTTGTTGAGGTTCTTGCTCATCACCTTCTCGTGATAAGGCTCATCTACCGCGTCATTGAATGCCGCAATGGCGTTTACAATGTCTTCTCCGCTGTCGTCAGGCTTATCGGGGTCACTGTAAGCAAACTTTAGTGGGTTACCAAACTGGTAGCCTACTTTTTGGTCCGTAATGTACCGTGGCAGGCCAGATGTGATACGGTTGTCAGCCCGGTCAGGAGCCTTGTCTGATCGCCAGAAGTGAATGTCATTTTCAGCCTGATAATAGCGCTCAAGTGTTAGTAAACGCGGAAGCTGGTTGGTGTAATGGTCGTTAACAAACCATGCTAGAATCGGCTTGATAGCGTCAGGGTTAGCTTTGATGGCATTCCATTCATCAGCTGGCATTTGATAATCTTGGTTAGTATCGAATCCAAAGCGTGAGCCACCACGGAGCATGTAGATACTCTTACGATCAGGCCACGGCAAAGACATGCCATGGGCTTGTGGATCATTCGTTTCCGCCATCTAGTTCATCCCCTTTCTCATCAGTTTCGGCTAGCATTTCGTTAACGACTCGTTCTCGTTCCTCAGCTCGTTTGTCTTCTAAATCAACATCTTCATTAAGGAATCGCTTCATTGCTTCACCCAACAGGATTGTTGTGGCACTATCCGGATAGTTGCGTCCTTGCTCGTTATCTTTAATGGCTGCTAGTAGCTCGTGCTTACTCATTGAAGCAATGCTAACGCCCTTCCACTCAAATACAGGCACATCAGCCATTAGATCAACCCCAGTTTCGATTTAAGTGTTCCGTCTGGCCCCGTCTTGATTAACTCATCAATGGTGCGCGGCCCTTTCTTTGTGTCGAATTCAATCTTACCGATATCGCGATTAGGGTGTGTGCTAATCAGCACCTGCCACACTATGTCGGCCTTCTTACCAGATAGCTTTAGCACAAACGCTTCACCAATTTCACGGTCAACAATAGTAATCTGACCACCATCGCGACCTAACGCGTATCGGTCCAGTGCATTGACAACCATCGCGCTAACGTGGCCCATTTTCTTCGTCATACTAACCCCATCTTTCTTAGTGTATTGGCTTGCTTGCGACGGCTAGGACGCTTACGAGCCGGAATAATGTATCGCTCTAATGCGTACCGCAACGCGTCGATAAAATGGTTATTGGCATCAACAGGCTGATTGAGCCAATTGCCATTCTTGTCCTGGTCAAAAACGTAGGTGTTGAACTCCTGGATGGCATGAATGCAGCTAGGTAGGATGTGAATCTTGAAGCCTTGTAGGAACTCAACGCCAGCAAGCACTGAGTCTCGCCCCTTTTGGCTTGCATGAATTCTGCGAACTCCCTTGGCCCTAAGCTCCGCAATCAGGCGAGCTTCGGCGCAGTCAGCAGATATATCAGAATTCGTATAGCCGTGTTGCTCTACCCACTTCACAATATCGTCCGTTAGCATGCCCTTCTTATACATCTCGCCAAAAACATAGATATCCTTGGTTTTGAGATTGATAGCCGCCTCGGCAAACGTACTGGGGTCATGGGTATACCCAAAGTCCATACCATGACCAACGCCCGTGGCTTCCTTGACTACCTTGGCCACATCAAAGTCCTCAACTACGAAGTTTTCGAAGACCAAGCCTTCTGCCACACCCCAATCGCCATCGCAAACAATCTTTGCACGGCGTGGGTTGGTGCGGTATAGGTCCAAGTAACGCTTACGGTCATCATCACCAAGCCATTCGTTGCATCTAAAGGTGGTCGTCTGGGCGAACACGTCTTTATACCGCGTCTTTTTGTCCCAGAACTTCTTCTTAAGCCAGGATTGCTCCGACCATGGATTGAAGGTCAGCGTTACCTGTTTAAAGAAGTTGGGATCCGGATTAGTACCACGAATCGATTCCATCACAGTGTCAAACTTTGAAGCATTCTCAATTTCGAATGCTTCTTCAATCCAGACGAAACACAGGTTCCCGGTTGGCACTGAGATGGACGTAATCTTCAACGGATCGTCTAACCCACGGAGCAGAATCTTTTGCCCGGTTGGCATGTAAGTGATTTCCGGCAAGCCAGAATTGCATTTAAAAAGACTATCAGCGTGAAGCTTGCTGATAGCCCAACATAGGTCTGAATAAGTTGATTGTCGGTTGGTGTTTGAGTACCGCCGAATGACCAACAGGTTGGCCCACGGATACTGCATAATACGGCTGATAAAGTTGAGTGCGGTCGTCTTAGATTTTTTTGACCCACGACTTCCTTTTACCACCCGGTAGAAATGCTTGTCGTTCCAGAAGTGGCCATATCCTTTCCCAACCAGCTCAGCCACAGTCGGTTCACTAGCTGTCGTTTGGCTCATCGTCGTTCACCTCAATCTGTTCATCGTCGCTGGTATCGACCGAAGCAATGATGATTGGCTGAGTGTTGGTGATTTCGTGGCGGTCGATAAACATGCCGGTCGCCTTAGCCAGGAGTTCGGAGTTCTTAAGTTTGTCCTTCTCGGATAGCTCATTATCAACCACTTCGGCACCGTCCGGTGTGGAAACAACAACCTGTTCGTGCCGCTCACCACGCAGTCCCGCCGACCAGAACTGTAATACTTCCTTTTGGTCGGCAATTTTGGCGTCTTCCAGCTCTTTCTGGCGTTCTTTAATGTATTTCTGAACGTTTACTTTTGTTAATAGCTGGGACGCCTTAGAGCGAGCCGTAGTAGGTGCATATCCGGCCTTGATTGCCGCTTGAGTTGCGTTTTGAGGGTTCACGATATACTCGTCGGCAAAATCCTGCTGCATATCGGTGATGCCATATTCGTTCACTTTTGTTGACGCCATATCGTTCACCTCCTAGTTCATAAATACACAGGCCATCGTAAACTGACCCATTGGGAATCCCTTACCGTACACAACGTTCGGACCGTACTTGATATATCCCGAATGGCTCTCGTACAGGTTTCCAGTGTTGTCATCCTTGATAGCCAAGTGAATTGGTTTCTCTTGCCGGACTAAGCTCTTTAGCAGCTCATCCGAAGGCATGCCCAGTGGGACCATAATCTGAACTAGCTTGTCCACGTAGTTTGATCCAGAATCAACGACTTTAACAGCTACATCACTGTCGAGGCCGTTTAGCTCTTCATTGTTAACAATTACGTGAAAGTATTTAGGATTAAAGAGGCTCATGAAGATTCCATCGCTAACTCGGATTGAGTGCTTATTTTCTTTATCAGTCATGATCAATGACCTCCTGTGCTTGCTTGTGGTTTCCCCACGTCATGGCACCTTCGTAGTAGACTTTGCCATCGATATCAGCAAAATGAGCTTCTTCTTTGCTATAGCTTTCGGTGAAGATATAGTCCTTGTTGACAATCATGCCATCACCGGAACCAGCTTCGGGCTTAAGTGGGATATAAGCAATCAGCTCCCCGTTGGGCTGACTGACGGTAATGTAATTTGGTAAATTGTCCCACAGCTTAGCTTTTTCTTTATCACTTAATTGACTTTTCATTTTTAATATTTCCTTCCAAATCTAGGCTAACTCGTTATCTTTCAATACCTGATATATTCCCGTTTCCAAAGCGCAAATTAACTCTTCATCTGCACAATATTCAAATTGTCCCATTTCATGAAGCAGTGCATGTATCACTTCGTGGACAAGCGTTTTTTCCCGCTGCTGTTTTTTTAACCCCTTTCGCAAAACAATAGAAGCAGCTTCATAGCTTGTGTATCCCCAAACGCTTCCATCAGGTTCACCAATCAATTTAGGGTTTTTCTCAAATTTTATCGTGTACATAACGCCCAAAATATTTATTCGGTCTGGTATCTTCATATCATTACTTCCCTTGCTGTATTATTTAGTAAAAGGGGGGTGATTACTATGGCTAAAAAAGAAAATAGACACTTCCCTCCTCACCCAGTTAAAAGAGGAGCCAAGACTGTCACTGTGTCGCCATCTAAGCATCACAAAGGTTACAAACGCACATTGCCTCGTAAGGCTAAATAGACTTATTCAAAGGCTCATGACTGTGAGCCTTTGTTTTTTTACTCTGAATTACCTCGGTTACAGAAAAAGCACCACTCTTTTGCGAGTGATGCTTTGCATACTGTTCTCTAAACCATGGGTCTAAATCACGTTCAATTTTATGGCCCGTTTTAGACGCATATGAGCCGTTTTGCCAATACATGGGTGTTTGTTTGCGTTTTACCATAAGCAGGCCAACCACCCTATCAGGATACCCACAGCAAGCGCCATAAGTCCCATTATCAAATTTTTAACACTTCGTCGCCACATTGAGCATCCCTCCTCACTAAATTGATACAAGTCGCTCGTAAGATTTAATCATCGTATCGACGTAATCTGGATTATAGTCGTATTCCATAGCTAATTTCTTGACATCTTGCTTTGATTTAACGATTCCCATCACCCAATCATTATCGCCACACGTTTCACAGACTTCCTCAATATCTTCCACCTGGTTATCATCATATTTGTTTACTTCAACAAAATAAGAATCACCAATGTGGGCATCTACTAAGTAAAATTTCCTTGGTGGATTAATATGTGCATTCATATGATCATCCACTCCTTTATGTACAAAAAGGAGCCGCTCTACCACAGACGGCTCCTCCGACTAATTTCAAACTAAACTGAGAGAAGTTTTCACCTCTTTTCAGATTAGTTTGTATGACCCAGCGTTAAGCAAGATTTGTTTAGGGCCAATGTGATTGGCGTGGAATCGAACCACACACGGGAGTCAAATTCAAACCGCCCTCTTCTGGCAGGCCAACACCAGTTACAATCACACGATGGACGCTATAGCCTTGGATGAACGGGAGAGTTCATCTCCTCGGGTTTATTTGCGCCCAATACGTGCAACGGGAGTCGAACCCGTATCTTCTTTGCTCTGCCGTTGAGCTATGCACGTTACTCAGGGAGGTAATCTTGTGGCCGGTTCATCATTCCACCACAATGCACGCAGCAGGATTCGAACCCGCGTCAGGCAATTACTGTCTGCTCTGCCATTGAGCTATGCGTGTTTTTCTTAATTCTTTCGATGATACTAGAATAACCCTTAAATATGGCTAGTGCCTGCAGTCCGACTGCACAAAAACTGCACTCAAACTGCATCAAAACTGCTTTTTTTAAAAATATGGAGATCATCCAGCATGTAGCAATCGGCAAACTGTAATAGTGCTTTTGGCTTCCAAACGTGGAAATAGCTGGACTCAGAAAATCCTAAGTCCATAAAGCACATGGTATCTGATAGTTCTTGTAGATATAGTTCATCTAGGATATTCTGGCAATCTTTATCACAGTGTTTAATTGCTTGGATTGTCCGTTTAACGACTTCTTCGGCATATAACCGCCGCACAATTCTTGAATCTGTCGCGTTACCTGACGGCTGAGATTTTGGCATTCCATCATAGCTAGGTGATTTTAAATCGCTCATTGACTGCCCACTGATACGGACCATCTTAGGCAATACTACAGATAAAAAGTGTGTCACGTTTTGCAAAGTTGCTCCAACATCTACTTCTGGGAATAGACTTCCCATGTTCATATTGTCAAAATCCAATTCAGCCAACCCTTTCAGCCCCTATCAATGGTATAATTAATTTGTTGACCATTGAGTAAGAACGAATTGGGTGAGGGCTGTTGCGTCAGCCCTTTTTTGCTATCTAAAATGGCCGTGTAAGCTCGTGTAGCACATTAGTAATCTCCACATTACTCAACATACCCAAAGCAATGTAAACTTACTTAGGCACGTTGTGATTGCCTAATCTGGATTGAAACTCAGCTATCCCCATCAATACATTGCCTTCTGGAACCAATGATTCCAGACAGCTAAGCAGCATACGCTGGTTACCGTTCATTGCGTCGCGTGTTTTATCCATACGTCCTCCTACATAAACATCGTCAGCTCATGGATAACCTGGTTGCGTTCCTTAGCTGACAGCTTGTTAATCGCGTTGCGCTGGCTGTTGCTAATATTGTTAAAGTGATTGCCGCACCACACTAACGCCTGTGCCACATCGCCACCATAGCTTGCCATGCCTTGCATCACGTAATTGCGATACTCAATCTGTTCGTGTGTCATGCTGCGCCTCAACATAATCTTTAAATTGCTTGATAGTCGTCATAATCTCATCATCAGTTAATTCATCGTCCAGCAATTTATCAGTAATATTATGCGCTAACATATCAAAATAAGTGTAGTCATCATCAATAGTGCCAAACAATAAACTGTTTAAATTGATTGGAAGACCATAACCTTTCATTGCTTCAATACAAAACTTAATTTCTTCTTTTGGATCAATTTCTTCTTTGCTCATTTGTCTGCCTCCAGTAGCTTCATTATCTCAGCAATTGCTTTAATAATGGGCACCGTCACACTATTACCAGCCTGCTTATACAGTTGACTATCACTTAACCCAGCATTTTTTGCTCGATCAAATGCCCAATCAGGGAATCCCTGTAATCGCCAACATTCACGTGGCGATAGTTTTCTAACCCTAAAATTTACTAGCACTTTAGGCTCTTGGCTGCCACCTTGCATGGTGCTTAATGTCGGTGAAATACCATTAATTCCATATACTCGACCAACCTGCGGATTACCACCGAATGAGCTTGACATACTAATATTGCCAATCTGCTTTACTTGCGTCGGTTTACTTTCAGCAATGTACGATCCTGCCCCTTGAGCTTCTCCATATCGGGTGGTAAGGGTATTCGTTGTGTCTGGCCGTTGATTAATTTCTTTGTGGCATTTGACGATAGGAAATACTTTTCTGGTACGTCTGCCTCTAAGATGTCCGACAATGAAGATACGCTCCCTGTGCTGAGGGACGACTTCTGCTGAATCAAGAACATCCCATTCGACGTTGTACCCGATTTCGTCCAATTCAACTTGGAGCTTTGCGAAGTCCCACCCGCCGTTAATGCTAAGTAAGTTCTTAACATTCTCAATGAGCAGGTATGAGGGTCTATCTTTTTCTTCGATTTCTCGAAGAAGTTCCGTAACGGTGAAAAATAAAGACGATCGTCTACCGCTTGTAAATCCTCCTTGTTTTCCTGCCACTGAGATGTCTTGGCATGGGAATCCAAAGCACCAGCAGTCTGCTCTGGGAATTTCAGTAGATCTAACTGTTCTGATGTCACTGGCGTTCCACACTCCTTTCGTTTCAAAAATTGCTTGGTAACTTTTCCTGGCAAATTTATCCCATTCAACCCATCCAACACACTCATGACCAGCTTGTTCCATACCAAGATGGAAACCTCCAATTCCAGCAAACAAATCAATGTACTTCATTGGCATGGCCACCTAACAAGTCGGGAATTTTTTCGAATGGGATAGTAGTTTGAGTAATTGTATCAGCAGACTCAAACATTGATCCCTCACTAGTCTTGTAGATTCTTTCCACGGTTGCTAAATTGATCCAAACTAAGCCACCATCAACATCGGTAACTTTAATCCACTTAACTTCACTGCTGTAATTAAACATCGATTGCCTCCTTACGCTAACGAGTTATATAGCCCATTGGTGCTAACCACCTTGCACTTATGTGCCACTGGCTTCACACGCGTCTCTGGTGGATTTAATGCCACCGGCTGATGTTCCCGCGCGTGTTCCGCCATGCGGCGCTTCTTTTGCTTCACTGCTCGGCGCTTAGACCGTTTTCGTTGTTTTGCCATTACTTGATTACCTCCACTCGCCAGCCATTGATGACTGGCTTTTTCTGCTGCTGCAATGCGTCCTCAATTTTCCATGTTGATATGTGCCCCAAGTAATGCTTCCGGGCATAGCCTAGCTGGCACTCTATACAACCATGTTCACTTGATAGTCTTAATAACATGAATCTAATCACGACTTTTCTGACTGTTGTTCTTCTAGCACAACCAAGCCTTGGGGCGTCCATTTAACCCTGCGCCCAGTCTCATTATTCCGTTTCCGTAAGTCTTTAGCACTGTAAGACATGTTGGACCACGTTCGCTGGTCGTAGCTGGCTCGTGCGTGTTTTTCGGCCCGTCGTGCAAGCTGCTTATTTTGCTTACGTGAGTGGTGTTTCTTGCGTTGGGTGTAGTCTCGATCGGATTGGCGACCGGCACCCGTAATTAGTCTAGCCATTTTTTGCCCCCGTGATTGTGACTTCAATTCTCGGATCGTCTGAATAATACTTACTAGCCGATAGATCAACAATACAGTTGTCATCTTCCCAGATAATGCCTGTGAGCGCGTCTTCAATGAGTTTGACGTAATTGGACGTGTCAGGCTTAACTATTGGTCGGTGAAGTCCTTGTGCCCTTCTAGCATGTTCAATGTTACTGACGCTGCCCTGTATTGGTCGATAAATGGCGATGTGTACCGACAATGGCTTTTTGTCAATTAGATCACCATGATACTGTTTACTAGCTTCCAATGACACATACTGCTTATACGCCCGACTTTTCAACGGATCATACGCATGTCCGCTACGATTAAAACGTGGTCGCGCTGCTGGAACTGGCTCGCCATATACAACTAACTCAATCACCGGCGACACCTGCCAATGGTAATTCTGTCTGCTGAATCAGCATTTTAGTAGCAGTGCTTGGCCGCCAGTCATCGATGTACTTCATAGCTTTGTCGAAGTCCTTGGCCTTAATCTGGATTCGTGCACGGACGCCACAAACTTGATTTAGTCCGCCATTGATATCTTTATACAGCGCCGACCGTTGCTCCTTGGTCAACTGTAGGTGACGGTCACGAACGTAGAAATTGACTGCCCTAGATACGCCACGGCTGATTGTCGTATAGTCGCCAGTCTCTAGTCGGCGGTTCTCCTCGAAGTCGTCCATGCGTTCCTCAACGTGGTCTAGCCGATGATTGGCGCGGCTCCCAGTCTCAATCAACAAGTCAATTTTCTGTTCTGGCGTCATAACCAGTTCGGCTTGCTTGGCTCGCTTCTCCATCGAAATAAAGTACTCGCGGGCCTGCTTGCCCTTTGGTGTTCTCTGAATCATTGACACCTCTTTCGCCATGTCCAAAGCCATTGCATATTCAATGCGAGGCCGACCACCACGGCTTTTCCCCGAAAGTGGGGAAAAGTCCTTACCTTCGACAAACCCGTAATCAGTCATGTCTTTAAACCAAGTTGAGAAGTCTTTCCCAACCTCCAAAAAGTCATGCAATCCTCGAGCATCAACTGCAACGCTATCGCTATCATTGCCCATAATTAATTCTTGCAAATTTTTCATGGTGTAGCCTCCTGTTCCGGTTCTTTATTCTGCTGTAGTCGCGCAATTCGCGCGTTAATTTTTTCCTGTTGTTCAGGCGTTAGTTCAGTTCGGGTAGCCGTTGGAGTGGCCCCCGATTGCGCCCAGTCTGGCAAGGTTTCTTTAGTCCTAGTAGGCTTAGCACCACGTTCACTTTTCATGCGTTTGTCGTGTTCCTCCGCTGCCTTCTTAGCCTGATCAAGTGTGGAGATATCCCGTTTCTGCCACCCTTCAATCACTGCTCGCATGTACTTGAGTGATCCAGTGGCCTTGACCTGGTGCTCACCGGCGATGGTGATTGCGAAGTCCACCACATCGGCAGGCAAGGCATCAAGCCATTCATTAATCTCAGGGGTGGCGATAGCGTTAGGGAACCCCCAGAGGCTGGTCCATTTGTCGATAACATCCCCTCGGGTGACACCCGCGTCAGCCTCATCATTATTTATCTCGTTTTGTTTAGTTTCGTTTTGTTTATTTAATGTGCTACTGTGTTGTGTACTCCTTTGTACACTGTGTTGTGCACTACTTTGTGTACTCCTTTGTACACTCCTTTGTGCACTATCTGACGTATAAAGTACACTTACACGATATGAGGTGGCTTTTCGGCCGTTTGAACTAAAATCAATCAGCCCTAATTGTTTAAGAACATTTCTGTTTTTAACGATTCCTGACCGCGATAAACCTGACAGTGATTCAAGCGTTGCATTAGCGGCAGTGAACCATGTGGACCAGGCTGTCTTGTTATTGATGGACATCAGTGTGTACCACAATGAGACTTGACCGGCTGATAACTTCTGTTCATAAAGTCGATAATCGTCAAACGCTCGAATTTGTTGTAAGTAGTTCAAACTTTCACCTCCTTGTATTTATTCCTCCCGCCCACCCAAAAATTTAGTTAGTCGAACGGCAATGGAATGTCATCAGCGTTGCCTACACCAGGTTTCTTATCAAATGGATCACTAGCTGGTTGGCTGACCAGCCCTTTTTTTAACTTCTGCAAATTATTGCAAGCAGTGGTGGCATCCTTTTCCGTAAGCTTGCTCCAATCATCAGGAGTGCCTTTCCAACCGGCAACAATTTTAGCGATAACCTCATTTGCAGGTTCACGTTCACTAACGTTGGTTTGCTTTGCAATCTGCTGTGAAAAGATACCAATCAATTTCAGCTTGTTTTCAGTAGCTAGTTTGGGAGCTGTTTGATCTTCAGCTGGCTTAGTGGCATTATCAACTTTTGCTGTTTGTTTAGGATTGAGAACCATAGCCGCGGCTTGCTTTAAATCATCCTGCTTGGCATTCTCAGACAGCCAACTTAGATATGACCGATCTTCTTTAGCAATCTCACCAAGTGTCTTCCCTTTATGCTTACCAAACGTAACCTTAGTGGAAGCGGCATCGCCATTGCTCATGTTGTCCATACGTTCTTTCTGATTGAAATTTTCCATGTCTTCGATATCCTGAGTAAACACGTTTGACAGGCTGGCAATAGTCAGTGTTGCATCAATCTGCGCCCGCTTCTTAGCCATCTTTAGTACAGTATTTACGATCATGAAGACATCTTGATTACGGTATCGTTTTTCCTTAGTATTGGCTGAACCTAATCCCTCTGTGATCTTAGTGCCGCCTTTGGATAATGTGCAACGCACCGTATAAGCAAAGAAGCCGCGTTCATAGTCTTCAATCTTCGTTGTTACTTCATACTCGCTCGTAACCCCCATCAGCATTTGAATTTTTTCAGCACCGGGCTTGAGTAATGTGGGCTTATTAGTTCCGGGGATCACGCCGAAATCTTGGCCATCGTTTAAATTCTTTTCGACCATCATCTGAAAATTAGAAATGGATTGTAATTGCGCTGCCATCTTATCCATATCTGCGTTGGCAATTAGAGAAATGCCTGCTTCATTACTGGTTACGGCAACTGCCGCATTACTTTTTTCAGCCATTACAGTCCCTCCTTCGCTGGTTTGACCACTAAGGACTCAGTGGCTTCCTTTTCAGTAGCCCCCTCAAGCATCAAGCCGTCATCATTGACATAGCGGCCCTTAACAAAATGGAACTGCTTTTTGATCTGTTTTTTATCGGGAGTTTTTTTGATATTAATTAAGTCGTTCAAACCTTGTTTTTCCAGCGACTGGACTACTGCTTCATCTGACCAATTGACACCGGTTGGTGTTTTTCGTGTTGAAACCGTACCGAACGGTGTCTCAATTCGTGCCTTTGGGTCATCCTCCCGTAGCTTGGTTAGATAGTCGGCAAACAGTCCTTCAAAAAACGCACGGCTGTCTTGGTTAGCTTGTAACTTAGATTCGAGCCAATCATCAATGGATTCTTTTTGCTCTAACGCCACTTTTTTAAGCTCATCGTCCTTAGCGGCCAGTGCGCGATATTTACGCATCACCCACGTAGCAGAACTCAGATCCGTAATTTCAAACTTGGGTTTGATTACTACTTCGTCATTTTCCAAATCATGTTTTTCTAGTGCATCCATTATTTTTCCTCCTCAAACTTGTTATGGCCAAGATAAGTGACTAGCCGAACTTCCGGGCAGTGCTTATAAAGTGCCAGTACAGCACTCTGATAGCTATCGTGGCCACCATCTTTGAAGTTTTCCAAATAGTTATCAATGTCGATCAGATCATTGTAGATATACGTTGGCTGTTCTCCATCATCAATGACCCAGTAGCGACTATTAACCAGTAATGGCTCACCATTGGTATCTAGGACTTCGGGAGCAGCTGTACTTGCATCATCTTGGTGTCGGTACAACCGAGTATAAGAAGCTGTCATGCCATTCAATGCCATTGCAACCACCGCCCGTCTGAGGTAGAATTAGCATTGTAGATGTTTGAAACAAGTAACTTTCCTTTGAGTTCTGACGGCCAGGTCAGGACTCTTTTTTTATGCCATAAAATCATCTTCCAATTACCTCCAATCCTTTAACGCTTCGTTCAATCGTCTCTTTGTTTTGCGTTGTGATAGTCGCAATTGGGCTGCCAGTATTACGGTCATTATGAATGTTGATCACTCGACCTACGCCTGCTGGCTCTAGCGTGTCACCGATAAACACGTAGGCTCCATATCTGACGATGTCACCAACATTAATTCTCATGTTGATTCCCCAATCCTAAGAAGTCTTTCACGGCTGGTATCCAACCGCCTTGGTCGTGTACATATTCGGATAGCTTAAATCCTGCCAACATAGCCAAGAAAACAAATCCGATCCAAGTGACACATTCGCCAACATAGTAATAAAACAAGTCCATCTTTATCCCTCCTACCAGTCAAACTCTGAGTAATGATGTTCCAAAAACTCGGCCATAGGTTTCGCCTTGAAAAGCCATCTTTGGCCAGACACGCTAGGTCGCTGAACCTCGTGACGATTAATCATCAGCTGAATATCGCGGCTAAACCGTGGATTTTCTAAGACGTTTTGTCGCACCCAATAGGCCGATTTATTGCCCATCCAAGTCCGAAGATCTTGCATTGTCCAAGTCCGCCCCGTTAGTGCTTGACTGCGAAGACTATCAAGTTCATCCCGTTCAACCAGCTCTAAGCTATCTGGTACCACCGCCCGAGCCTTAAATTCAATTACCTGTGGTGCTTTCATTTTGTCACCCTCCTACTCGTGCATTGGCTTCGTCAAAAACTTGATGGATATCGATGCCAGCATATTTTGCTTTGGCTACAATATCGGTGTTTTCAGACATGATCTCTTCGGCATACTCTTTGAAATAATCTCGTATGAGTAAGATTTGCTGTGACGACCGAGCTTCCGGTTTGGTCGTCATGGCCTGATCGAACGCTTCTTCTAACGCACGCCGGTCGTCCTCTTCTTTGCGTTGCTGGAAGAGCGTTGCCATGACATCGTCATAACGTCTGCTGCTCTTCAAGAAAGAAAGAACGCCATAATCCTTACGGGCGCCAGAGAACGCCAACAAGATACTATGCAGCGCGTGTGCCAACCCAGCTCGCATCCCCTTGTCGCCAGTACGCTGCCCATTCGCTAAACGGGTCAGTTGACCATCGGAGATATGAACTTTTTGAGCAACGTCCCTACGCACCACTCCTGCCAGATCCAAAGTTAATTGTTCGGCAAATTTGTTCTGCATGCTGTCACTTCCTTTTAACTGTCAATTTGGTATAAGGTATTTGACAGCTATAATCGTTATACTTAAGCCATAGTCTCAAAGGCTTGCTCGGCTGTTTCATTAGCAATTTCCGATTTGGCAACGGTAACCATGTTATTCAATAGTGACTCATTGTCTTTAGTCAGCGCTTCAATAAAGCTAACTGTGTGGCCTGACGTACCAGCTACCATTTCAATCTTTTCTTGTCGTGTCATTTTGCCACCTCCTTTAATCTGAAAATCCTCTTACCAGTAGTACAACAACGGTAATTCCTAGAAGACTTGCCATCAGCTCACCTCCTGTTCCTTGAAAAATTAATATTAGCCGCCTCTTTTGGTACAATTAGTGTTGAAAAGAGGTGACAAACATGCCAGAAAAATCTGATAAGGAATTGGCAGTTGAACTTACAACAGCTTGGTTAGCAGCAAACGCCCAAGGGGGTCAAATCAAGGTTGTATCCGTTGCGGATGCCCAAAAAGCATTTTTAGTCTTTAATGACACTGTTAATTCCGTTGATTCAAAGTAGTCATGTAGTCCTCAGCTAATAGTTCCTGCTGAACTCGAATCATGCAATCAGTGAGTTCGACAAGTTCGACAGGATCAGCTTTTTTAGAACTCTCTGACAGCAATTGCAGTTGTTGTTGGAGAGTTTCTTTGTACTCTTTCTTCATCAGCTCACCTCCTCAGGTCGTTTTATGTTCGATTTTCGAAGCGTTTTTATCAAAACTTTTTTGTAACTCAATCCCAAAACATCAGCTACTTGCTGTAGTTCAGTTGCTTTAAAGGGCACCGTGCCTTTTTCACGTTGAAAGTAGTTTGACTTTCCACTTATGTCAAGGCATTTGGCCATGTATTGCATCGAGTATCCTTTACTTTTACGTGTTTGACGAATTAGATTCAGATTAACTTGGTACATTATTTCCCCTCCTTTTGTTTCGATTATCTCAACCACAAATTCAGTATACGTGTCTAAAATCGAAACGTCAAGATATTTCGTATCTTTTTTCGTGACAAAAAGTATCTTAAAACGAAACGATGGTACAATTACGTTGTTATTAACGAAACGGAGGATATTATGGCTGATAAAAAATTAGCACAACGCATTATAGATTTACGTGAATCAGCCGACATGAAACAGGCTGAACTCGGTAGAAGACTTGGACTTGATCGCTCTGCAATGAGTAAAATAGAAAATGGAACTCGAAAAGTATCCAGCGATGAACTAGCTAAGCTTTCCGAAATTTTTAGCGTTACCACCGATTATTTACTTGGTAAGAATAGTACTCCTGTGTGGGCTAACGAAAAAGATACAAACGACTTAGAAAAATTTCTTACAGATAACGAGGGGTCTATGACTTATGGCGGTGAGGACCTCACAGAAGAAGAAAAAGAACAAGTACGTGTGGCGATGACAACGATTTTCTGGAAGCGCCATAAGCACGACTAGGGGCTGATTGTTTGGAAAAGATAAGTAACGTTGCGAAAACAGTAATGAATCGATACCACACCGCCAATCCCTTTACAATTGCAGAAAGACTTAATATTCAAGTCGAATGGTGCTTGTTTGGCCATTATCCACTAGGCAAAACTGTCTACGATGTCGAGCAACCCGTTATCATGCTCAATGCAGCAATTAGGCATACCCCTACCCAATACTTTGTTATGGGCCACGAACTGGGCCATGCAATTCTTCAAGAAGGTCTGGTCGGCTACTATACAAGTAGCAACAAGGCTCACGGGCAACTTGAAACTGAGGCAGATGAATTCTCGGCCGCATTGATGGGGCTATTATTCATTGAGGATAATGACCGTATGCCGTGCTCATACGAGGATCTGGTCCATCAATATGGCCTGCCATTTGGAAACGATATTTAAGGAGGAATTACCTTGAATCTGAAACGTTTAGCTATACTTGCAATGCCCTTTCTGCTTCTGACGTTGACTGGGTGTTCAGGAACAAAAGACTCTTCTAGCAATTCTTCAAGCTCGTCTAAGTCCTCACAGAACGATAGCTACGTTTTGCCTACTAGTGATGCATTCACCAAAGCGGTAAACAAAGCAAAAAATATGGATACCTTAAAAAGAACTACAGCAGAGGAAAATGATGCCAATATCCGGTATTCAGACATTGTTGGTAGTTCCGATCGGGATAAGTACGCCGGAAAAGCTAAAATTGTCACTGGTACAGTAACTGGTAAAAAAAGTACAACTGCGAAGGATAATTACATGTATTTCGTTCCTGATACGGCTAACTCGAAACATGCATATTGGGTCTATACTAACAAAAAAGGAATTCGAACCGATGATACTTTGATGGTCCACGGCGTCATTGTCGGTAAAGTAACCTATACCAACGGTAACGGCAATCGTCGCAACGGGGTTATTGTTGCTGCGGCTGCAAAAGACATTCAAAATAACGGTGCGGTTGGCAAATAGTTCATTTGTCCAAACGGACGATGGTAAAAAACTGTACATATTTCAGGAGAAAATAATGAAACCATATAAGTCTGCTTTATTAATTACTTCGTCAATCATAATTATTGCCCCCATTCTGTCTGGATGTGGATCGTCAAATACAGAAACAGGTAAGAAACTAACCAAAGCCGAAATTCGTCAACAACGTGTTGACAAGTCCGCTAAAATATTGAAATCCAATCCAACAGACAAAAATTATTTGAATCTTCTAAAGACGGAGCTGGGGAATAACCACGTTGTGGAATTACGGCAATCTCCTCATAAATATACTGTGGCAAAGCTAAAGGGATTCACCTTTAACACAGAAAATAAATACCGAAATTTCGGTAAGACCATTCGTAACATCATGATAAATGCTAACAAAGCCGGATATGTTAAAGCGGGTCTCGGGTTTGTCCAACGTAAGGACGGCTTTACAAGTTTCACTTTTGCGTATAGTAGAAAAGATATTAAGGACGGGGAACTTAGCAAATCTGCCTTAAAGAATGACTATGATCCAGTGTTTGAAAATGCTACTTCGTTCTATATTGAGCCATTTTTCAAACAAGATACCAAAAACAACATTATGACTGACAGTGACGTAAACGCTGGTCCCATTGTCGGTCCAGACAAGAAATCCCTGAATACTGAAATTATGGAAACATTTGATGACTAATTATTTGAAGCCCTTTTAGGGCTTTTCTTTAATCATTATAAAGAACACGTGTTTGTTGGGGGGATATAAATGGCAAGCATCACCAAACGTGGTAAAAGCTGGCAAGCTAGAATCAGCTATAAAGATACTGACGGAAAAGCGAAAATAAAAACACATGGTGGTTTCAGAACAAAAGGCGAAGCAACTGCATGGGCCAATCAATTTTCCGTTGATCGAAATAGTGGGAAACTAGTTATGGCCGAAGTACCTTATTTTAAAGATTATTTTTGGGAATGGTATAAAACCTATAAAGAACCGGGGGTCAAAGAACGCACCCGACTCACTTATGAGCTAAGCCATAAGATTCTATCGGAGGGGCTGCCTTTTGCAAGATTGGACACTATCACTCGCTATGATTATCAAAATTTCATCCGGGATATTGGTCAAACTCGTTCTAAGGAAACTATGGCCAAGCTAAGTTCCCAGTATCACGCCTGTATAAAGAACGCAATTTATGATGGAATCATCACAAAAGATTTCGCATACAATGTGACGATGGTTTACGACAAAAATCGAACGCGTAAAATCCAATACCTTAACGAAAAACAGCTAAAGCAGCTAAGCGCTTACTTACTTAAAACACGTCGTCCTAAGTTCACAGGTAAATACATGATATTAACCGCCCTAGATACAGGAATGCGTCCAGGGGAAGTCGAAGGGCTCAAGTGGAGTAGCATTCACTTTGACACTGGAATGATTGATGTCAAAAACTCTTGGAATGAGTCAACACAGGATTTTGAGGACGTTAAGAACGAGTGGTCGTTTCGTACCATCCGGGCCAACCATTGGCTTTTAGACGTACTTAAGGAACTTCCACAGGATAATCCTCGAGGACTAGTGTTTGCTGAGAATGACACAATTCCAACATCAGCCGGTATTAACAAGGTGCTTAGGAATGCACTCAAGGAAATTGGTTCCCCGCTTAAAGGCTTTCACTTTCATTCATGCCGTCACACCCATGTTGCTTATTTGCTGGGGCAAGGCGTTGACCTTTACGCTATCTCAAAAAGGCTTGGACACAGCAGCATTGTTATAACGGCCAACCGATATGCTTACATGATCGATGAGTATAAGTCACGTACGGATCAAAAGATCATTGATTCGCTTGATACACTATACAAGCCTGCCTATGAATTCAAAGTTGTCAATAGGAGTTTTAAACTAGATGCGCAAAGATTGCGCAAAGTTTTTTTATCTTCTAGTTCTTTCTAG